TAGCTGTGAGTCAGGCAATACTGTGAATATCTTATTACTATTAAAAGCAAAGGTGTAGTCAGTATTATCTGCAAGACCCTCCTGTTGTTTGTCAAGTTTCTGTATCACCTTTATGATACTGTTGCCTGACTCCTTGAACAGTAGGTCAATACCAACAACAAGTGGCCCTCCTGAGTTGTAGCTTATCACCGCTTGATTCTTTGAGTTGACCATCCCTTCATTTAGGTTTGAACGACCCGTGTAATCAAAAGGCTTTGGTGTGAACGCAGGCTCAGAAAACTGTGAGGTCGCTGAGTATTGGTTGTCTGCATACTTATACCTGTATCCAAAGCATATGAATCGCTCATCTAGATAATCCTCCTCCCCCGGAGTAAGGTTCAATGTAAATGTCGGTGCCTCTACAGGTGGCTTCTTAATTACAAGAAGTTCCTCAGCAGTAAATTGGTCTACGTTTGCAACAGGGTTTGCATAGTTTCTCTTAACGTTGATAACCCTAGGTGGGTTAAAGTCATCGGTAAAGAACAGTTGGTCTTCAACCAAGTCAATCCCTGTAACTAGATATGTTGGATTAAAGTTTAATGTCGTATCTGTATTGCCACCATCGTCAATACTAATAACGTGGTATATCAATGCGTCTACCTTTAGGTCTATTGACACTATAAGGTCAAGCTTACCTGTAGCTCCAACACCAAAGGATGGGTCGTGCACAAGCCAATACAATGTCTCATTAGCACTATCGTCAAGGACACCTATACACTTTGCATTATTACTTAACGCTGTTCCGTTATACTCCAATGATGTAACCTTAGTGTTACCCTTTGAGTTCTCAACGGAGCCTATCTCTGATGCCTCAGTAGAACCAAGTCTTACATTCAATGCATCAACATACTCACCGTTAGGCACAAGTCTTTCGTCTACAGACTTGTTCATCTTGCCTGATATAAAGTGTCTCTTTAAATTCGCCATTTACTTCATCCATTTGTCCCGACCTCTTAGGTTCTGTAGTAACCTACCGGGATGAATATTACTCATTCTAATCTTTGCGTTACGCAATAGTGCTGTCTTGTTTCTTCTCGCTCTATTTATTGCATACTCCTGAACACCATACTTAGAGTTCTGTAATGCATATGTTATGTACGCATATATATAATCCTCAAAAAGCTTGTTCACCTGTACCAAACTATCGTCACCATTCTCCATACCATCAGAAACATACTCAAGTATGCACTTCTCGTCAGACATTGATGAGTCAAAATTTATTACGCCTGCACGCTTATCTATTCTAAAGGTAGGGTTAGCATTAGCAGTCTCTGTATTAAGCCCGTAGAACGCTCCTATACCGTAGTCAAAGTACCAATAGCCATCGTAGTTGTATCCCAACATACCATTGAACTGACTAGCCTCATTTAGATATATACTCTTCTTTGTTCCTATAATCCTATCTACATCCAATCCTGAATACTCAGGCTTCAATACATTCCCGTCTTGGTCAAAAAGAATCTTACAGTTGTTGTCCTGTAGGTATGCGTCTGCACTGTTAACCTGAATGTTTTCAGTCATTGGTCTCAACACACCATCCTTATATAGTGATATACGAACCCAATTCACAAAGTCAGGAGGAAGAACAAACCTTAGGTTGTCACATACGTCCAACTCTAAAACCTTTATCTCCTTGAACGCATCGTAGTTCAGCTCCTGTATACCACGCTTAGCGTGGAACAAGACCTTGTATCTCTCCTCGTTGTTAATCATTGAGTGGTTACCCGTATACATAAGCATATAGTTGTTTACTATATCGTATAGGCTAACGTACTGATAGGAACCCCAATTAGCATTCTCAGGTGCGTTCCCATTATTCTCGTAGTATTCGTATTGTGATATGTATGCCATTATTTCTCTTGTTGGTCGTTATATTGCTCCTCTGACTTACCAAACTGTACCGCTTGAATCTCTCTGATAGACATACCTGCGTACTGTAGAATCTTATTTACCAATTCAACTTGGTCATCTAGGCTAAGCTCAAAGTCTTGGAAGTCTGATTGACCGGAGTCAAAGACAGGCTCACCGTTTGTTAATGTTACATAGGTCCACTTAGGGTCCTTAGGATATCTTATGTACTGACACTGTATCCCTGAGAACAATGCTGATGGATAGGCTGTAAGTATACTACCCTCCTGTGTGTATGCAGGGAATAATCTATTTGGTGCAGTAAGCATTGAGTTGTTAAGCATTGTAATCTTACCGTGAGTAACCTTATCAAGCTCGTTCTGCTTTGGTCCAAAGACCACATATGCTGATGCGTTTACTGTAAATATATCTGATGACAGAAGCAGCACAGTCTCACTCACAACCTGAGTAACTGTAGCGTTCTGTAATGAAGATGGTGTACGTAGATTAAATACTACATCCCCAACCTTTACGCCATCACTAATAAATGTTGCTGTATTATCCTCTAAATTATTTGCAAGCACCGCTGTAGTTGCACCCGTAGCCTTTGTTGTCTCATACGCCAACACCTTATTGATTAGGTAGTAGTCATCACCTGTATAAAGCTGTGCAGGTAGATAGAACGTATTGCCTAGGTTAACAGTATTTAACAATGTGCTTGTGGTTGGTAGATACTTTGTCACACCAAACATCTCAATTACCTCCTCGTATCCCTTCTTAATGTCAGCGTATCCCGTACCTGACTGTCTCGCATTTTCCTTTTTTATCTGATAGTTATAATTGAAAAAGTAGTTATCAAATATATCTAGCTGTGCCTGCTTAGCAAACAGGTTAAAGTCTGATGGAGAGATGTATCCGTAGTTGTTCTTGTTCAGTATAGATAGAACTGTATTTCTTACTGAGTTTATCATTCGTTATCTTCTTTACACAAAGATAAGCAAAAAAAAAGAGTCCGATGGAAAATCGGACTCTTGTAATATATACTATATATGCTCGTTATCCTTCTATAAGATTCTCAAGCATTTTTAGTGAGTCAATTCCTTCATCACTCTGCAAGTATGATGTTGCTAAATACAATGGGTCTTCATTGAATGGAACAACAAGCATTCTTGTTTTGTTAGATGGTGTATTAAACCATATTTCCTTTTTGTTTTTTCTAAAAGTCAACAACCCTTTATCAAAGAATAATTGAACTATACCTTGAACCTTTACTGTTGGGTCGTTAATAGCATCTAAGAAATCACTTGGATTGCTTTTAGCAAAAATCAACATATCTCTTTTTATTTCTGCGGTGGATGTCTTTGATGTATCCATATTAAATAGTACACGACATACATTCTCAAGCTGCTCTATGCTAAGTGACTTAGCCTCTATCAATGCATCTGCTTGAACTAATAGGTAGTCTACCTCTTCTGTGGCATCCTTAGCCTTGTTAATTTCTTGAAACTTTACTCCGTTTGAGGGGTGATAGTGTAAGAACTGCTGCAATACTTGGTTTTCTTTTGGAACGTAAAGTAGCCCATCTTCAAATATTACGGGTTCAAGAATGGCACTTCCATCTTGCTCGTCTACAAATGGGGACTTTTGGTTTCGTGCATATCGAAGTTCTCGGTTAGTACCTGCGTCTTCGTCAAAATGCATTAATGGGAATCTTCTACTGTTTTGTGTCGGTAGCATAAAAGATAAAGGTGCTACATCTCTTGTAAGCCTGTAAGACTTAGCTTCAAATACTTTGTTTTTATTTTTCATTTAATTCTAATTTAATTCTTAAAAAAAAGGGAGAGGCTACACCTTGGGTAGCCCCATCCCATTATTAATTTACTTCTTAGTCTTGGAATAAGAAGAAGTTGTTTGCACCTAACGTACATACAGCTCTTTCAGATAAGAAGTGTACTTCCATAGCATCTAAAGTAGAAGTATAAGCTCCACCTACTGATCCAGTGATCCAAGACTTCATTCTTCTGTCTTCAGTTTCAGAAGCTCTATATCTTACATGTAAGAAAGGACGTCTGATGTTTTGACCTAATATTTGATCATATACTGTTGAAGTTCCAGCAGGAACTAAAACACCATCGATATCTTTAGTTAAACCTCTTGTAGAAGCATCATTTAGATATTTCCAGTCAGTTTTGTAGAAGTCATAAGAACCTCTT